TGGAAGTTGTGATGATTCCATACAAAGCATTTCCTGGCGCTAAATTGATTTCAAAAGAGTCTTGCTTAATTAGTCTTAAACCTGTTGAGGTTGTCACAGTTGAGTTACCTAAGTAAACATTGTCTGTGTTGTCGTGTAAATGTAAATGAACCAAAATTGGGTTAGTCTCACCAGCGACCAACAAAGTTGGAGAGGTTGTGACAGTAACGTGAGAAGTTGATAAAGGCATTAACCCATCCTAAAGAATCATAAGCAAGTCAAGGTCATCTTGCTCTGAAGAAAAGTCTATCCGACTTTGCGCCATAGTGCTTAAACCAAAAAGGTTACTTTGACTGGTAGCAAAAATTGTTTTGATTAAAGGCTCAAGAGGCTCAAACTCAAAGTTAACAATTGTTGGTTTAATTTCAATTGGTTCAGGTTTCTTTTTATTTTGAACCTGGTAATAGCCATACCTTGAACCGTAATGTTGGTCTGGTTCAGGTGGATTAGGGCTAGTAGCGTCAGCATTAGCAACCAAAGCACCTAACTCTGAAACTGCTGTCACATCAACTTCAGGCAAAGCCTCAATTGTTGCAATCAATGATCCCAGTAAAGATTGGGCTTGAGCTACTTTTGTGGCAACAGCAGAGGCTGAGCAACTTAACCCACCCAGATTAGTAGCAACTTGAACAAAATGTGCTACACCTGATTGCGCTACAGAACTGATAGCACCAAGTTGAGCTGTGGCTGTGACGTGAACTGTTGGTGTTGATTGAACTGTGGCAGACATTCCACCTAAAGCACTTGTGGCAACATCATTAACAACAATTGGTTCACCTGAACTTAAAACATTGGTGTCCAGTTTTCCACGATTAGCAGAATCAAGAATTAAAGTTGGTGGTGTTGTTAAATAATCTGTATCAAGTTGCCCTGTGTCTAGGACAAATTTTGATGCCATAGTTTAACTAGCGACTGTTAGAGATGCTGTTAAAGAACCTGAAGCAATGGTGTAAGTGTCGCCTGCTGTGTAAGGATTGCCTGTGATTGTTCCTGAGAACAAAAAGTTTCCAGCAGTCAAATTATCCCAAGCGGTAAAATGTGTTGCATCTTCTGAACCAGCAATGTTAGTCCAAGTAATATCTGCATCTGACGCAATAGCACCAGCATTAGCAGCAGCGAAAGAAACAGATTTGCGTGTGGTTTCAACAGCAGGATTAGTTGTGCCATTAACTCCAGGGTCGCCAACGTGTAACTTAATATATGGTGTGGCAACAGAATATGCTGTTGCGTTACCTAAAGCGTTCAGAAAACTGTTAGCCAAATATGCGCTCAAACCTGTTGCCATTTACTCTCCACTTGTTTCTATGATTCTGACAATGTGATTGTTTTCGTCACGTTCAACAGTTCTAATCAAAGGCTTCGCATCAGGGGTATTTATGTTTACTGTCGGTGGTGCAACATTGATGACTGCTGGTGGAACATTAACAACTGTTTCAGGTATTTGCACATTGATTTCACTTGAACGAGTCACATCATAAACAGCAGTTGGGTCTTGTGGATCAATTTGTGCGACCTGTTGCAACTGTGTTGATGGAACTCCTGTGTGTGAGATTGCTGGGAGTCCAAGAGCTGAAAGAACACTTGCTGGGTCAAAACCTGTTTGCACAAGTCTGGTTGCCATAGATACACGCTTGTCTTGTTCAACAACACTTGCTTCAATCAAGTTAATGTTTGCCAAAGGTACACGGAACTGGTCGCCTGCATCAACAGGTCGTAAGTCCTCAAAACGTCTGACATCATTCACAGAATAGAAACCTGCCTGTAAACCAATTGAGTAACCTTGGATTCTTGTTGTGAAGTCACCGCGAAGTAAACCATCAACATTGAACTTTAGGAACGCATCTGCTGGAAGTAAAGTTGAGTAGGCTTCTTCAATTTTTTCAATGTACGGTCTTAGAGTGTGAACAACAAAGTTAATGTTGTTTTGTTCAATCGAAGCATAAGATTGTGCGCCAGGTGTTGTAACACCAATCATATGAGGTGGGACACGGAACAGGCGAGCAATAGATTCAACTTGGAACTTTTGTGATTCCAACATTTGTGCTTCATCAGGATTCACACCAGTTTTAGTGAACTTTGCGCCACCAGACAAAATGCCTGTCTTATGTGCTTTTCTGAAACCTCTGTGTGTTGAATCAAAACTGTTTTGCAAAGACTTAGCTTGTTCAGTTGTTAAGTTACCTGGGTATTCGATAACACCTGAAGTAGTTGAGCCTTGACCAAAAAATCTTGCTGCGAAAGATTGCAAAGATGAAGCAAGTCCAAGATTTTCTTTCAATTCGTTAACTCTTGATAAACCTCTTAAAGCACCAGGTTTACGAATCTCTGTAAGGTGCAACATTTCTTTTGCTGAAACTATGCTTGATGAAGAACCATCAATTAGATATTCCATTTCACGCGTGGTTGCGTTTCTTTGAACTGTTACACGTTGTGGATCAAGACAAACAAGATTTGCAACATCACCACGACTATCACGATAGATACGAACAAAAGCATTTCCGTCAAGAAGTAAAGAAACAAGAACTTGTTGATAATGTTCTGTTCTCATCAAATCAACGTCAGGTTTTTGTACCCACGCTGGTCTTGGTCTATAAGGGACACGGTTGCCGTCACGTCTGATAAAAGAATCAACTGGGAGTGTGGAAATGGTGTCAGAAATTAAAAGCACACAAGTATAAAATGGTGTAATTTTCATTGACGTGTTCTCGTCAACTACTGCACCTGAATCTGTGGTGAAAGCGTAAGAATCGCCTGCACCCCAAATGGACTGGAATGAGATTGCTCTCTTATCGAAACCAAATAAATTATTTAACATTACTTACTTCTTTCAAAAGATAAACCCACAAGAACAAATGAGACACCTAAAGCTACTAAACCTGCTGGAACAAAGATTAAACCTAGTCCTACTGAAATTGTGACTAAGCCGATAACTTGAACAATGGATGGAAGCAAAATACTCCTTATACAAAAAACTGTGGAATCAAAGGCTCAGGTTCGTTTCTGGAAACTGTTGCCCTATCAAATGCAATGATACTAGCAACTGCGGCATCTATCTTGCGAGGCGAGCCACGGTGTTCCTTAACAATCCTTGGCCCAAGTCTATCAACTTTAACAACCGCATTAGAAATATGGCGAGCCAATAAACCATCACCATCTTGTGTAAGTTTTTCTGAAACAACAGCGTCATAAAACTTTGCGCACGCAGGAATCATACGAGCAGCAGAAGTTGACGGCCACTCAACAACAGGTAAACCAGCATCCTGTAAAACTTGCATACTTCTTTGCCAACGGAAAGGATCACAAGCAATCTCTTTAACATTATGATTTTTACAAAACTGAATAATTGAATCTTCAACTTGAAGTGCGTCAACCCGCCACTCGTCCGTGTCCTCAGGTTTTTTCTCCCAAGCCTGAACCAAAAAAACGTGTGGATCATCTTCAACAGTCACACCAACAATTACAGAAGCATCACCAGAGAATGAACCGTCAAAACCAAGAATCACAGGCACATCTTTATCAATTTCTTTCTTGATAAATCTTGCATCCCAAGCACCATTAGGCAACCACGCTGTCTGAGAAGAAACCCACGCGTTAGTTCGTTTTGTACGAAACTCAGCTTCAGGTGTACGTTTCACAGCTGACTCAAAATCCTCAACAGAGTTTAAATCGCCATATGCAGGATTAGCAAGTTTCCAAGTCTCAGGGTCACGGTGGTCAGACTCAACAGGTGCTTCCCACCAAGCCATAAAGAAAGACGGATCAATAACTTCACCACGAGAAACCTTTTGACCATACTGATACAAGTTGTAAGCAATAGAATCTTGACCTGTCATATCTGTTTTAACACCAGCAGTAGTAATAGCCAACAACAACGGTTGACGTCTAGCACCCATACCAAGAGTCATAACATCAAACAGTTCACGATTCGGTAAAGCGTGCAACTCATCCATAATCACAAGAGTTGGTGACAAACCCTCTTTTGTGTAAGCCTCAGATGAAAGCACACGGTAAACAGAACCAGTTGACGGAATCTCAATCGCATCACGATACAACTTTGCTTGAGCTAATAGTTCTGGTTCAGCTTCAATCATTCTTTTAGCGTCACCGAAAACAATTCTTGCTTGGTCACGGTCAGCAGCACAAGAATAAATTTCACCACCACGTTCACCCATAAACAAACCCCACAAAGCAATTCCAGAAGATAAAGCCGATTTTCCATTCTTACGAGCCATACCAACAAGAGCTGTGCGGTGCTTAAACATTCCATCATCACGAACAGCAAAAACATTATCTAAAAGAGTTGACTGCCAATCACGCAAAACCAAAGGCTCA